TCGCAGGCCCGGATCATGGTGGCTGAGAGGGGGAAGGCCCGCAGTAAGCACCGCAAGGGAAGGAAGCCCGACTGATGTGCAAAGAGTCCTACGAGCGCGGTCTGGGGAAGGTGTATTCGTATGGAGTTACGGGGGCAGGACAAGATGAACGACAAAGCATGGTCGTGGCTTTCCGACCGGGCAAGACAGCGCGTGACCGCGCTTCGGGGGCCACGTCAAGGCGCGTCTCGAATCGCACGGAGCGCAGCGTACGTTCTGGATCTAGCAAGTAGAGCCAACGTCGATCCGGCAGAGCTTGCCGACCGCATCCCGGAGGACACTCTTCGCCGCCTCAAGTACCCGTACATCACGACGGAGCAAGAGGACGGCACTCGTACGTTCAAGCACGACATCGGCATCATCACTGATGGCCGCAGGGATCTTCGCTCGACCGACCGTGGGACGGACGGTGCCGAACCGGCACCTACCCTACGAGACGAGTCCGGGCGCTTCATTCGCCAGTGAGTCTGCTTGCCCCGAGGGGGCCAACGAGGCAGCATGGCGTGGGGGAGTCAACAGGTGAAGGCCGTATACGGCCCAGACACTCCCCCGAACAGCGTTAGAGCCGGACACGTCCCCGGTAAGATCGGACGACCCAATGATGCACCAGGAGGTGTAACAAGCGATGGCGACATTCAGCGACATCACCACGGTGGCCCTCGCCACCGCACCGGGCGGCCACAACTTCACGCTCGTGCAGTACACGAACTCGCAGGGCCGTAAGATCGCACGGTTCGAGAAGAAGATGACGGGTCAGACCGGCACAACCGGGGCAATCCTGGCAACGTGGGCAGTCGGGGAAGACGCCTCCAGTGCCACCACGGCCCGCGCGACCGCGCTCTCGGGTCTGAACGCCGTCCGGCGTCATCGGTACGCGGGGTCTCCCGGACTCACGTCCCCGGTGACCACGACGATCTGGCCCGACGTGAACGCCACCGTCCCGACGGTGGACGTATCATGACCCTGAGCACCGCCCATATCGAGCAGGGCTGGCACGAGACCGAGGTCGGTGGAGGCAAGTGGGTGGCGGAGAAGTTCTACGCCGCTCCCGGCGCGTCTTCGACCGTGCTTCGCGTCGAGGCTGAGACCAGCAAGGCACTGAACGATGCCGTCGCACTGCGCCAGTCGCAGCTTGGCGAGACGGCCTATGGGCCGGTGGCGGATGTCACGCTTCCCGGCGGGCAGGTTGTCACCACGGCAGAGGCAACAGCCCTCGCGCTCGCGGGCACACTGACGGTTATCCAGGAGGTGCCGACGGCAGCTGACCTGGAGGACAATCTCAAGGCAGCCGAAGGTCGGCTGTTCGAGACGCCGGAAACGGTCTGATCGTACGTGGCACGCCTCAATGCGCTCGGACGCGCACGCCGTCGCGTGCTCGAAGAGGCTCGCCTACAGGAGGTGAAGCTCCAGGCTCAGGACGACCCGAAGGCACTGATCGCTGAGATCAACGCTTTCGATCCAACGAGCCTGGAGCACTTCCACTTCACGATGTACCCCGAGGACGACGACCCGCTCTGGTTCTACTCGAAGCCCCGCGCTGATATGGGGTGGATCTTCCAGGCGGCGGTGGTGGACTGGCTGATGGGCAAGCCGAACCCGAACATGAGCCTGCTCGAAGGGTGGTCTCCGAACTTCGAGTTCGACCCCGAGGCCAGGGTCTTCCAGATCCTCAAGGCCCGGCAGCTGGGCATCACCTGGGTGGTCATGGCTATCGAGCTATGGCACATGCTCTTCCGCCCCGGCTCGCACTGCGTGGCGTACTCGTACAACGAGGAGCAGTCGAAGAAGCTGATCGCCAGAGCGTGGCTGATGTTCCTGTCGCTGCCTCCCGCCCTGCGAGATCACGTCGAGGTGCTAACCCCAGACCGGGGTGAGCCGACCGAGTGGATCAGGGTGCGCCACAAGGAGTCCGGGCTGCTCTCCACGATCCAGTCCCTCCCGGCGACCAAGAAGGCCGGACACGGCGACACGATGACTTTCTGCCTCATGGACGAGGCTGCTTACCAGGACTACTGCAAACAGATCTTCACTGCCTGCCTCCCGGCGACCGCACGCGGCAACGCCCGGCTCGTGGTCAACTCGACCGCCAACGGCGTCGGCAACGTGGACACGGAGGAGGGGAACTTCTACCACGTTCTCTACGCCACCAAGCGCGAGCGAGGGATCTCATTCGCCTTCCTCCCCTGGAACGCCGAGCCGACACGCGATGAGGAGTGGTATCGCCGGAACGCGCTCAAGCTCGGGGAGGTGGACAGGAACCGGCAGTACCCCCGGAACGAGAACGACGCCTTCATGCTCTCCGGTGCTCTCTTCTTCGACCGCGAGGCGCTGGAGTGGTATCGCAAGAACATCCGGCGTCCGGTAATGAGGGGCCAGTTCGTGCAGAACAACCTCCGCACCTTCGACTGGATGAACCTGCGAGACGGGATCATCGAGGTGTTCGAGGCCCCGGTGGAGTGGCGCAAGTACGCGCTCGCCATCGACTGCGCGACGGGTCGAGGTGCCGACTACACGAGCATGGGGATCATCGACCTGGAGACGGGCACGATGGCCGCAGAGCTTCACGCGAAGATCGACGCGGCGCGAGCGCACGTTCAGGCGTACGCGCTGGCGAAGTGGTACAACACCGCGAAGGTCGCCATCGAGCGGCAGGGTGGATACGGCGAGTCGCTCATCATGCTCTTCCGGGACGGCTCGCGTGGCCTCCCGCCGTACGGCAACATGTACCGTCACACGGACTCGACGCGGGGCAACAAGCCCGTGGCGGACGCATACGGCATCCCTATGGGGGCCACCGTTCGCCCGAGCATCGTGAACGGCCTCGCGGAGTGGATACGCGCCCGAGGCTGGCCCTGGGTCTCCTCCGGCCTTATGGACGAGATGGGCACCTTCGCCTACCAGGAGACCGGCACATCGCCGCGTGCTCTTGAGGGCTGCCACGACGACCGCGTGATGATGTCCGGTATAGCCGTTGAGATGTTCCGCCAGTACGGCAAGGCGGCCACGAAGAACCGCAAGCCCCGCAAGAGACGCGGATACGACCCTCATCCATCAAGGAGCGCATCATGAGTTCAATGCTCGGTTCACCCCCACCTTCGATCCAGATTGGCGGCGGCCCCGCTCCAGGTGGGCCAGGCGGCCCCCAGGGCGACTCGGGCGGGAAGGGAGACGGCCCTGACAGCGAGCAGGTCAAGTCGCTGATCCAGCAGGCCATCGAGGCACTCGACCAGGCAAAGGGCCTGGAAGGTGACCCCGGCGACCAGGCCCTGATCGCCAAGTGCGTGGCTGACCTGCACGGCTTCATCGGCAACCAGCAGAAGATGCTGGACACCGCGATGGGTGCCGGGCCGGGCGTCAAGATCATGCGCAAGAGCGCACCGCCCTCGGGCGGCGGCGGTGGCGGGGCCAGCCCGTACGGTGGGTAACCAGCCGTGAGCGACAGCACCGACGCCAAGCTCCTCGGGGAGATCGTCAGCAAGGTAGACGAGGCGATGGGCCATCACCAGTACTTCGTCAACCTGTACGGCAAGCGAGAGCGTGCCTACCGGGGGGTGAAGGATCGGGCCGCGAAGGAGCGGTGGCAGCACAACCTGCGCCCGCCCTACGCCTTCAACCTCCTGGAGACGGTGATCTCGTCGCAGGTTGACCAGGGTCTCACCTTCGAGGCGAAGCCCTCGCCGCATCACGAGAGCACGAAGGAAGCGGCGCAGCACATGCTGATGATGGCGGGGGACGTAGAGGATCTCGTCCGCCACGAGCACCGCGTGGATCAGATGGATCGCAAGCAGCGGCCCCTCTTCCTGATCGACGGCATCGGCGGCATCGCAGTGGGCAAGACTTACTGGAACTACGTGCCGGGGATGGTCAAGAGGCAGGGCGTCGAGCACGTGGACATCCACGGCCCGAACGACGAGGTGATCGCCACTGTCCCGACCATCGTGGAGATCGAAGAGGAGGGGATGCTTCGAGACCACTCCACCACGGAGATCGTTGATCCCCGCGACTTCATCTGGCACGAGTCGGCCCGAGCACTCGACCCGCGAGCACCCGGCGGGGCGCAGCACCTCACGCACCGATGCTGGTACTCGTACGAGCAGCTGAAAGAGCTTGAGCGGATGGGCTTCGTCAAGAACGTGGACGATCTCAAGGAGAGCCGCGACTACACGGCGGACTACCGTGACCGCGAGTCCGAGGTGTTCAACGTCAACCGGGCGAAGGATCTCATCGAGGTTCTTGAGCACTGGTGGTTCGAGGATGGCAAGATCTACTACGCCTGGGTTGGCAACAAGATGACGGTTCTCGTGGACAAGACGGAGAACCCGTTCTGGCACGGGCAGTACCCGTTCTTCACGGTGAACTCGATGCCTCAGCCCTTCTCGATGCGAGGCACCTCGACCATCGAGTTGATCCAGGACTTGCAGGAGATCCTCTGGGAACTCCAGAACCAGCGCCTCGACAACGTGGAACTCATCAACAACGCGGTCATGCTGATCCGCTCCGATGTGGACGACCCCGACGCCTGGGAGCACTACCCCGGCGCACGGTGGGAGGTTGACTCGGTGGATCAGGTCAAGAGCCTTGAGCCTCCGTATCAGGTGGCCGAGGTGTCGATCTCCGCTGAGAACCTCATCAAGGGCGACTTGCAGACGGTGACGAGCGCGGTTCCGTTCGCGGGTGGTGCCGACTCCGGCACGCAGACCACGAGCACGGCGACCGGCGCGAGCATCGTCATGAACGCGGCGCAGCAGCAACTCGCGCAGCGCAAGTACCAGGCCCAGTTCGGGCTGGCGGACGAGGCCAACATGCGCCTCAAGAACTGCCAGCAGTTCTACGACGGCAACAAGCTCGTCCACGTACTCGGCCCCGAGGGCGCGGTCACGTTCAAGGACATCCCGATCATCGCCATCCAGGGCGAGTACCTGCTCGAACTCACCGCCATGTCCGAGTCGCAGATGCGACAGGAGCGCAGGGCCGAGGCGAGTCAGTTCGCCCAGTTGATGATGGGCTTCGCCCCGCTCGCGGCTGCCGCCGGAAAGCCCCTAGACATCGAGGCGATCATCCGGTGGTTCGCTATGCAGTGGAAGATCGACTACCCCGACCAGTTCTTCGCAGCCAACGCGGCGGCGATGGGCGCGATGCAAGGTCTGGGGCCAGGATCAGGTGCGCCTCCGGGTGGGCCTGGGGCCGCAGCGCCGACAGGCGCACCTCCCGGCGGCCCGAACCTCGGCACCACCTCCGCGACGGCGGTGGACGCCAGCAAGCCGAGCGCAACCGGCGGCATGTCCATGTCTCCGGCGATGTTCCTCCAACGCGCCCAGGCCCTCGCGGGCGGCGCACAAGGCGGTGGCTGATAGGTGAACGACACCGAAAGGGCGAACCGCGTACTGGAGAAGGCCGCGCTAGACCCGAAGATGCAGCAGGTGATCGCGGACGCACGTCTCTACGACGCGCTGCGTGAGAACCCCGGCTGGCGGCGTCTCTACGAGATGGTCACGGCCAAGAAGGGGCGATGGATGGACTCCATCACCAAGAGGCTGATGGGGCCGAAGAACAGGTGGCCCGAAGCCGATGAGATCGCGTACCACCGGGGCTTCTACGAGGGAGCGTTCTTTGTCCTCGTGCACCCGGAGGTGGCGGAAGACAACCTCGAACGAGCGGCGCGAGTAGCGTGGAGACTCTACGGGGAAGACGATCAGGAGGTTGAAGACGAATGGCAGGAGTAGCCGAAGGAATCACCGTAGGCGGCCCGGAGGGACTCGATCCCAACGACCCGGCTGACTTCGCGTCGATTCTTGAGGGCCGTGGCGTTCCGAGGGAGGAGACCGATACCGGCTCCCCCGACACGAGCATCGCCTCGGGCCTTACCGTAGCCGGGCCGGAGTCTCAGCCCCGCGACCCCGAGAGTGGGAGGTTCGTTCCGAACACCCCCGAATCGGACACGTCAGCGGTCGAGACCACCGACACCTCGGGCGAAGGTGGCGAACAGGCCGACCCCGAAGTGGCAGCACTCCTTGCGAAGTTCGACGGAGACGAGAAGGCGGCGTTGAAGAGCGCGGCCCATGCAGCGTCTCTCGTCGGCAAGCGTAGCGAGGCAGAGGACGCTCTCAAGCTCGAACTCGCAGAGATGCGGGGGAAGCTCGATGGCATCCTCGCAGCTGGTGTTCCTCAGCAGCAGCCGACCGTACGACTCAGCGACGATCAGGTGGCGGACATTGCCACCACTCAGATCGAGACAAAGGGGTACGACACGGCAGCCGTCGAGGCCGCCAACTTCGCGCACACGGCAGGGGACGAGCGGGCCTACCGCACGATCCTGGAGCAGTGGAACCTCGAAGATCCCATCGCCGCGATGGACTTCAACACGGAGTTCCGTATCTGGCAGCGTGACGCACGCCAGGCTGCGGAGCAGGGAACGCCCGCGACCCCGGCCTGGCAGGTAAGGGCCGAGGAGCAGGCGAAGATCGACACGTACGGTCAGGGCTTCACGGCCCTCAAGACCGATCTTGGAGACGAGGCGTTCGCGCTCGTCGCCGGGAAGCTCTCGGAGGCTCTCGACCAGATGCCCCCGAACGTGATCGTGATGCTCGACAGCGCCGACAAGGAGGCCCGCGATGCTGGCTTTCGGATCGTGGCCGACCGGGCGCTACGACTGGCGGACGCAAGTCCCGCCCCGGCGGCACCAGCCGCCGACGTTGCAGCCGCAACGGCATCCGTGCAGCGCAAGCTCGCGGGTGCAGCGGTCGCATCAGGTGCCCTTCGTCCAGCAGAGAAGGCACCAGCAGGCTCACCGCAGAACCGTGAGGACGCCATCAAGGAGTTCAAGCGGCAGATCGTGGAAGCCGATACGACGAGTGTCGCATCGGGCCTGACCTTCGGCCCCACGCCGTAGCTCAGATACCCCGGTGTATGATACCGTCGTGTATAGACGGAAACATGTGTAGGCAGGAGCGGATACCCGAAAGGCCCGCAAGAAGTTCCTGGTGAGGCTCCCGTAACTCAAGCAACAAGGAGTCTCAGATGGCAATTTCAACCATCAGCGGCGTCGAGAACGACAACACGATCCTCGCCAACGAGCGAGTCATCGACATGGATGACGTGATCGCGTTCCTCGACCCCGATACGTCGCAGTTCATGACCATGCTGATGAAGGTGTCCCGTCGGGCTGCCGAGTCCACGAAGGTTGAGTGGCTGGAAGATGAACTCTTCCCGCGTCTCTCCTCGGTGGTCTCCGGTGGAGCAGCGGACGCCGCCACCATCACGGTCAGCACGGGCGAAGGTTCGTACTTCCGCGTCAACGACATCGTGCGTAACGCCAAGACCGGCGTCGCGTTCCGTGTCACTGTTGTCGCGGGTGACGTTCTCACCCCGTCCTCGAAGCTCGGTCGTGTCGCCTTCGCGGCGCATACGGCTGCGGATCAGCTTCTCATCATCGGTAACGCTTCGCAGCAGGGTGCTACTCTCGGCACCAGGCTCATCACGAAGCGGGTGGCGCAGTACAACTACTGCGGCATCCAGCGGAACCCGTACGGCTTCACGCGCTCTCTCATGGCGTCTCGCCTCTACGGTGGCCCGGAGCCGATGAAGGAGCGCAAGAAGAAGGGCGTCGAGCACAAGCGAGCCATCGAGTACACACTCTTCTGGGGTGTGCGGTCGCTGGACACGTCAGGTGCTCACCCGGTCGGAACCCCCGGTGGTCTGTACGAGTACATCACGACCAACGTGCAGAACGCAGCGGGTGCCCTGACCAAGACGCTCCTGGACACCTACATGCGTGGGTTCCTCCAGCACCAGGGCGACCAGAACGGCGTGCTCTTCGTCTCGCCGGTCATCGCTCAGGCCGTCTCCGGGTTCCTCCGGGATGTGTGGGCACCGACCACGGTGGACACTCGTCTCTGGGGCGCGAAGGTGGACGGGTTCATCTCCGGGACGTACGGCTACAAGATCCCGGTGATCGTCAAGAAGGACTGGAACGACTTCTCGACCTCCTCGAACCAGTACGGGGGTTGGGCGTTCTACGTCAACATGGACAACATCCAGTTGAACGTCCTTCGTGACACCGAACTGCTCAAGGATCGTCAGGCCAACGACGCGGACTCGTACGACGAGGAGTACCTCACCGAGTTCACGCTCAAGGTCGAGCAGGAGCGCACGCACGGCATCATCACGGGCGTCACCGGCTGATTCTCAGTCCGGCTGATGGGGGTGGGGCTTCGGCCTCACCCCCGCCCGTCCCATCCATCAGGAGGAACGACACATGAGGGCCATCAGCCCCATCACGAAGTACTCGATCCAGCTGTTCGAGGCGATCCCGAAGCGCGGGATGGACTCGACGGGAACGATTGTCGAGTACTCCGACAACAAGCCCGTGATCGCCCAGTTCCATCAGGGTGGTCTCACCGAGTGGGAGGAGATCGCGGCCATCGAGTCGTTCGACTTCTCCGCGCTGCCGGAGGGGGTGAACCCCATCACGCGCATCTCGGTCTTCGACACTGAGGGCTTGGTTGCCAACATGGAGGACGGCCCTGCGAAGGAGGACTTCCTGGAGCGCGTCGAGAAGCGCCTGGAGCACCTCGCTGGCATCTTCCCGGCAGAGTTCAGGATCATCGACAAGCCCCGCAGCCCGAAGCCGTGGGTCTCGTACGACGAGTGCACCGTGGAGGACATCTTCCGCCTCCAGGCTGACACCCAGACCGATCCGCAGGTCATCCGCCTCTACGAGGTGGAGAACAAGAACCGAGACGAGGTGATCGAGGCGTGTGAGATCATCGAGGCCGCGCTCAGGGGCGAGATCCCCGAGGGTGCAGACTCGACGGCTCCCGCGTTCTCCGTCTCCGCGTGACCGTGCCGACTCTGAGGGGGGCGGGCATTACGCCCGCCTGCCCTCACTGCGGCCACTCTGAGTTCGTCCGGCGCATGTGGGCCGGTGACCAGAAGATGTGGTACTGCGACATCCACTTCGAGGTGACGAGCACGGCGAAGAAGGAGATGACCTTCATGGATCGTCTGCTTCATCGAGTGCCCGAGCCTGACAAGATGCACTACTCCGAGGTGTTCCCCAACCGCGCCGCCCGGCGCAGGCAGCGAGGCAAGTAGCATGGCGAGCAAGCGCCAGCGGATCAACCGCCACCTCCGACGGAGGCAGCAGCGGGTCAACCGCGACGACCTGCATCCGAAGCAGGCTGAGGGTCTCACGGAGGGCATGAGCGCGAAGGACGCCCTCCTCTCTCTCCGAGACGACCACGCGCACGTGGACGGCGAGACTCTAGTGCAGCGTCAACTGGGTGGCGATCAGGGGCGCAGTGGGCGCGTGCCGGTCTTCCGTGCCGTTCTCCGCGATGACACGCACTCAGTGTGGAAGGAGAACGACGGACGCCTACAGCGCAACGTGGTGGCCTCCGTGGACATCGAGACGTTCCGGGCCATGCAGGCCGGGTTCATGTGTCTCCGCTGCTACGAGCCGATGGAGGATGCGTTCCCCGACCAGTGCGATCTCTGCGGATACCCGATGCAGGAGCGGCAGGTCATGGACATCGCTATGGAGTTCAGGGGCCACGAGCACATCGGCCCCGGCCTCCCGATCTCCGAGTACCTGGAGGAGATGGATCGTCGCGCAGACGAGCGCGAGCGGGCCGAGGCGAAGGCCAGCGGGCGCAGCCCGATGAAGGGCCTCCGGCAGAAGATCCTCTCGCCGGGCGTCAAGCGCCAGCGCAAGGTCAAGGGGGGCGACGTTCGTGCCTCGTAAGACGAACCTCGAACGCCCTACGGACGCGCAGCGGAAGCGTCGGGGCAGATACCTGGAGTCGCAGCGTGTCAAGAACCCTCTCAGCAGTGCCGGTGCTCAACGCAGGCTCAAGCGGCGTGGCGATTCCGGGAAGCACAACGTACCCCAACGGGGTCTATCCGACGGGTAGCGTCACGTCCACCCTGACGGCGGTCGCTGACGTAGCCACCTCCGGCGAGTTTCCTGGCATCCCCGAGTATCCCGGCCCCGACGTGTACCCCGGCAAGGGCACGCAGGTCACCAGCACGACCATCACCCCACGAGTCCTGACTGAGGTTCCCGCATGAGCGCAGGTACGGCATACACAAAGCGGTATGGGGGCGGGTTCATCAACCTGCCGACGACCACGACGCCTATCGACTCCGCGTTCCTCAACGCGGTGGAGGCGGCGCTCCGCGAGATCTACGCCGTGCCCCCGAGCGCCGACGGGCAGGTGATGCAGTGGGACAACGCCAGCACGCGCATCGGCCCGGCCCTGCTCCTCAACAAGAACGTCGATCCGGCAGCAGCCATCGCTTACTCGAAGCTCGCGCTCGGGACGAGCATCGTCAACGCCGACATCGCGGGGGCAGCCGCCATCGCGTACAGCAAGCTCTCCCTGGCGAACCAGGTGGTGAACGCCGACATCGCGGCTGGAGCGGCCATCGCCGCCTCGAAGCTGGCCGCCTACCCGACGGACGTGACGAAGGCACTCAAGGGAGACGGTACGTGGGCGAAGGTGCCGACTGTCACCTACGCTCTCACCTCTAACGCTCCGGCGTCACCGGGTGACGGCGACATCTGGATCGCCGTTGATTCGCTCACCCTGGCGACGTATCAGTGGATGTTCCGTTGGAACAACGGTTCGTCCAACACCGACAAGTGGGAGTTCGTCGGCGGGCCTCCACAGCGCACGTTCCTCTCCACCTCGGAGAACGTCGCCTCGGCAGCCTACGTGGATCTCGCTACCGTAGTGTCCCTGACCAACGCTCGCGCGGGGGTCTACGACATTTACCACGGCGCTGATTCCACGACTGACGGGGGCACGGGTACGGACTCCATTTGGGGTGCCATCAAGTTGGGTGCAGCGGCAACGGCAGATGCAGAGTCGTGGATCAACGCGGGTAAGGCAGCAGCCCCCGCAACCATGAGCCGAACGCTCTATGGGTACGCCCTAGCGGCGTCCACCGTACTCAAGCAGCAGTACAAGTCCAGCAACGCTACCGCACGAGCCATCTCAAAGCGGTGGATTGCACTCACCCCCGTTCGAGTCAGTTAGGAGCACCAGTGAGCGCAGGCACCGCATACGCCAAGAGGTACGCAGGGGGCTTCTTCGACAAGCCGAGCACCGCCTCGGCCATCGACTCGACCTTCCTGAACGCCGTCGAGGTCGCTCTCTTGCAGCTGATCGGTGCGGCTCCGACCGTTGACGGTCAGGTCATGCAGTGGGATGACGGGAACACCCGCTATGGCCCCGCTCTCCTGCTCAACAAGAACGTGGCAGCTGGTGCGGCCATCGCCAAGAGCAAGCTCGACTTCTCCGGCGCGAGCGGGATCGTCAACGCCGACGTGGCGGGAGCGGCGGCCATCGCACGCTCGAAGCTCGACTTCGGAGCGGGTCTCGTCAACGCGGACATCTCGTCAGCGGCGGCGCTCGCAACCAACAAGATCGCCAACCTCGCTACCAGCCTGACCGGAGTGACGGTGAGCGCGGCCAATACTGACATCACCCTTGCCTCTGCTTTGCAGGTCGAATCCTTCATTGGGATTGGCACGGGCGGCGGCACGTTGCGTTCCGTTTCGGCTCCGACGACAACCGGCTCCCGGCTTACCATCAGGGGAAGCTCTGGCATCGCGGGCGTTACGCTCAAGCACAACACCGCTGGCGGAAGCGGTGTCGTTCTCTTACTGCGGGCCGGGGTTGATGCTCTGCTCTCGGGGTACGACGTATATGAGTTCATCTACGACGGCACACAGTGGCTTGAGGTGAGTCGTACCGTCACGGGTTCGGCGTGCTGGACTTTCACCGGCAAGAACAACGGTGCCAAGACTGCGATCACGATGGGCGCCCTCCTCTGGGATGACATCGGAATGAGCAGCTGGACTGGCTCCGCGTTTTCCACCGTCCCGGTGGCTGGCAGGTATGTCTGTCAGGTGTACTCGGTTGTGTCGGGTCAGACGGGGGCAGGATCGGGTCACATCTACATCGACCGGACGAACTCCGCACTCGTCGTGCAGGACGCGATGTCCGACCAGGACGGCATCAGCCTCAACAACCCGGTCAACTGCGCCGGGGCTGCGAACTTCGTGGCGACGGATCGCATCGTTGTATCTCAGTCGAACGGTGCAACCGGAGCGGCAGGATCTATGGCCGGGCGTGTTCTCGTATTGCGAACAGCGTAAAGGGGTGGACACATGAATCGCGGACAACTGGTCTTCGAGTGCTCTCGCGCCCTCGGTCTGGACGACACTGCCAGTGGTGACGAACTCACGCTCATGCAGCGGTGGGCGAATCGCGGCGTCAAGGACGTGCTCCTGCGCACCTACTGCTACGTCGATCTCGGGGACATGACCTTGAGCGCAGCGGTGACTGACTACCGCATCGACTCCTCGATCCTCGCCATCCGCAACATGCACGTCACGAGCGCCACGGACACCTCTCAGGTCTCTCCGCTGCCCATCGTGGACATGCAGACGGTGGACGAGTACCTCGACGCCAACCCGGCGGCAGCCGACCCGACGATGGCGGCCTTCTACGGCACGCTCCTGCGCGTCGCTCCTACCCCTTCGGGCGCGAACGTCATCCGCTTCTACTACACCCCGAACCCGTCGGACATGACGGACGACACGCACGACCCGAGCAACGCGACGTACGGAGGCATCCCTGCGGAGTATCACGAGGGCATCCTCTACTACATGCTCTGGAAGGGTGCTGAGTATGACGACAAGCAGGCCGCTCTCAGCCCGAAGGAGTATCGGCAGGCGTACGAGGGTCTTCTGGCGGACATCCGCAAGCAGCTGCGGAAGAAGAGCGGTCGTGGTCTCAACCCGGCGCGTGTGGGTTACCCGATGCACTCTCGCTTCGGCACGAGCCGGAACGACGTGTACCCAGATCCGAGGCGCTGATGGGCGCTACGCTCCCGCTCTCTCGCAACTTCGACCAGGGCTTCGTCTCCGACGTTTCTCGGGACGAGCTTGGCCCGGCGCAGGCGTACCGGATGAAGGACTACATCCCTCAGCTTGACTCTCCGCTGCGCAAGCGCGGTGGGTGGAGCTACGGCTCGCCCGACCTGTCCTCCCTCGGCGGCACCGCCGCGAGCGTGGCGTCCCTCGGGTTCATTCCCTTCGCAGCAGACGGTCACGTGGTGGCGGTCTCGAACGGGGGTAGCGTCTACCAGCAGAAGAGGTTTGATGGCTCAGGAGGTGTTCTCGTCACGGACACGGGGGATGCGACCATCGTTCCGACCTGGCCTATCTTCTGGCACAAGACGGGCACGAAGTCGTACGCGATCATCCTTGCGGGCCTCGGTCAGACCGGCAAGGTGCCGAAGCGGTACTACGACACGACGGGCGCTCTGGCGTATCAGTCGCAGGCGCTCGGCGGCACGCCCCCGCTCGCCCGGTTTGGGTACTCGTGGGGTGACTACCTCGTGCTCGGCAACTACTACGACCCCTCCGCGCCGACGACCCTGCTCAACTACAGGCTCGCGTGGAGCAGCGTCGGCAACCCTGACTCGTGGACGATCTCCGGCGCGAGCGCCAGCACTTTCGACTTCCCCGAGGAAGTCATCGCGGGTGTGCCGCTGCTCAACACGGTGCTGATCTTCGGATACAACACCGTGTACTCCCTTACGGGTGACACGCCCCCGCCTGGAGGCAACCTGGCGAGGAAGACGCTCTTCGCGGGCAACGGCACCTTCGACGGTCGCTCGGTCACCCCGTGGCGCTCGTACGCGATCTGGGCCAACGCCAGCGGCGTCTTCCAGAGCGACGGCGCGACGTTCACCGACCTGACGGCATCGGGTGGGATCTCGAACTACTACCGCTCCCTCGTGTCGAGCTTCGCCTT